TCTGATCATAATCATCAAAGTAACCAAAGGCATTTTCTTTTTCATATATAGGAAGATAACCTAAACGAGATGCTCCCTCACTACGATTTGTAGTAAAGGGATCAGGTTTAATAAACAACTTAGGTACTGTCTGTAGAATATAATCGGCACCTATATCTTTAGCATACTGTTCTACACTATTAGTACACCAATCATATAAGTTAGATTTAGGTCCAACATAAACTTGATAAATTAATCTTTTCATAACAAACTTTCATTTTATTTCTTTGCAGCATTAGATTTTATGGCAGCAGCACCAAAGAATGCAGCTATGATACCAGCAACTGCTATGAAATACACACCAGCCATATCACCTAAAATCTCTGCAGCACTATCTACTCCAAATACAACAGCTAAGATAACTGCAAAAGGATACCCTAACATGCCAACTAGACAAAACCAAGCCATGGCTCTTTGAGCATCTTCTTTTTTATCTTCATTCTCAAGACGAATTAGTCTTTCCTGACGAGCTATCTCAGCATCAGTAATAATACCATCATTATTAGTATCTGCTTTATTAAGATCAGAATCAGTACATAGTACCTTTGGTGTTACTCCAAACGAATTAGGTTTTTGTTCCATTATCCCCACCATCCTAATTTAACTGTGTTATGTATAATAATAGCAAAACAAGTAAGAATATGAACTACCCACCAAAAGGTTCTAATAGCAGCCACAGCGTTTGCTTGACCATCTGTTTCACCAACCTTTTCACCTAGGCTTTTTGCCCATATTCTCCAACATATAGTTAAATTATGCTTTAGCTTCACTTGTTTCTCCTAGAATTGCTTCCGCAATTTCAACCGCCCTATCATAATCTTTACGGAAACGATTTTTCTTATAGCCTTCATTTTTAAAGGCTCTTAAACTATCTATATCACTTGTAAAGGAAGGATTAAAGTTATAAGAGATTGATTCAAACTCCGTGCGCAAATTTAAAACAGAAAATATATTCATTTATCTTTTTCCAATGTGTTCTCTATCCAATTGTTCATGCAATACTCTTTACCGAGTAATACACATATATTTATCTTTTTTAATCTCCGTCTTTGCCACTGGCTAACTGAGAGGTCTTTTACGTTGGTCCTGATGATATAGATCAATCGTCTCAAGCAACTTAGGTGCCCACGTGTCACGATGTTCTTTAAATACAATAGGTTCATTTCCATCCACATCCATTATTGTTACGAGATTAGTGATAGGCATACCAGTACGTTCTTCCCACATTATAGCATATGCTGACTCTTGTGTAAAGTAGTTTGTTACCCATTCACGTTTTTTAGGTTTCTTACTTGTCTTAAAATCAATAATACTAGGTACTCCGTCAAACTCTGCTACGCAGTCAACCCTACCAGCAACACCAAGATACTTAGAATACAAAGGTGTCTCTTGAGAAAAGATTTTACCAATACGTTCGTCCAAAATAGGCATTAAGTTTAGCCAACTTTGGATAACATCTAGTGTGTACTTACTTCTATCAATTTCCTCATTGTCAAGATACTTCTCAACAATATCATGGACTGCAGTACCACGTGTAGATGCTCTATAAGAAACCTTATTGGCTTCCTCTTCGCCTACTCTTGCTCTCCACGCTGCGATTGAGTCTCTTGAGAGGATTGATAGGACAGTGGTGATACTAGGATATCTATTACCTTCAGGGGTAAGATAAGTTCGTCCCGATTGTTTTGTTTCAGCAATAAGGTCTTCATAGCCTAGGTCCACTGGTGTGTGTTCGAATTTTCTCATAATATAATTTTACCTTAAATGTGTTTCTGTTAGATTTATTCATTAACGTACTCCATTCATCTCCTTAGTCATAATATAATCACGTACAATACCAGATCGTACAATATCTTTCCAATCAAAGTTTATAGTTGTAAAGTCTTTCATCTGCTCAAGTATGTTAAGAAATACTGGCAGTCCATTACGTTCATCTTCAAAGCGGAAATCAGACTGATGGAAATCTCCACAGAATATAATTTTACAATTAGTACCGACACGAGTAATGACTGAGTCAAGTTCGTGGAAGGTTAAGTTCTGCATTTCATCTACAATTATAATAGTATTATTAAAAGTTGTACCACGTATAAATGATGTTGATTCAAATGATATATTATTAGAGGCTTGGAGTTTCATCCATGCTTCTTTGTCTTGGAACAATTCAGACAGAATACTAATATAAGGTGCAGCATATGCTTGCTTTTTCTCATCTTCATTGCCAGGCAGAAAACCTATATCACGTGTAGGAACTATAGAACGAACAATAGTAACCTTATCAAACTCTGGCGTTTCTTTATCAAGAGCATCTTCAAGTGCTAGTGATACAGCAAGAAATGTTTTACCTGTACCAGCTGAACCAGATAGTATTAGATTATCACCTTCATCCCAAGCATCTACAGCAAGTTTTTGATTTTCAGTAATAGGATTAAAGTCTGGCATATTGTCCAAACGGAGGATCATACTCTTAGTTGACTTGCGACTCATTTAATAATCTTACTTTCTTTACCAGCTTTTTCATGCATTCTTTTGGTTAAATCTTTCCAACCATCAGAAGTATGTTTAAGTGTTCCACCAACAGCACTTACTATTTTAGGTACTGCGAGACTTTGCTTTAGATTTGGGTTTTCGCTTAGTAACTTTTCTAGGCTTGACCAAGACATCACTTCGTCCCATTCTTTCTTTGTGTTTGTGTCTATTATTGTGTACACTGGCATAATTTTTCCAATCAATCCATTCTTGTTCAACATTTGTTTTATACATTATATTCCATTGTTTTGATAGACTAGAATATAACTGTATATATTGATTTTTTTTAGCTGTCTCAACGAGGCGCATTTTTGTGTCACCTATTGATAATTCATCTACTGGTATATAATCAGGCAGCAGAAACATTAAACCACTCCGGTATATCACGTTTAGACCAAACCATTTTAAATCTATCTTGTTTAGTTTGATAGAAGGCTTGGTATGCTTGTATTGGATCACCAAGGGCAATACATTCTGGATAGTCTGCCATTGCAAGTCTGAATGGTGTTCTATCATTACTGTAGTTAGTCATTACAGGTGGACGTTTAAGCAAATCACGCATCTTAGTATCTGTAGCATGCACTTTACCATATCTATAAGTATATTCGTCACATAAAGCAATGAAGTGTTTATAGTGCCAATTGTAATTAGAATTAGTTTCACAGGTCCATACAGTACAAGGGTGATAGTGATGAACTGCCTTGTATAGATTTTTTTCTAAGTAAGGATCTGTATGTACATAGTATTTAACCATGCGTTTACCAGATTTAGATGGNCGAGTTTCCATGTAACCATCTAGCATTCTGTGTGCTGTAGATAACATCTGAGCTGACTCTACAATCATTTTGACTACATGTTTGTCGCACTGTAGTTGTGCTGAGACAACTGGACTCTTGTCTAATATAAAAATATTCATAGTATACATCTCCACTAAATTAAGTTAATTTATTATACCATACCTTAGCGGAGATGTAAACACTTATTTTCTGTTTTTATGAAGAATTTTGCTCCGCTATTACATCTTCAATATGTTGATCTATAAATTGTTTCTTTAGCATAATCTTATGTACAAGATCGGCTCTGCCCTTTTTTTCTAATTTCTTTGAGTATTGTACCAGTTCTCGTGAGTCACGTCTAAGACGTTCAATTTGAGCTGAGATCATATTAGATAGTTTCCTTAAAGTAAAAAAGGCCAAAGTAGAATTTCTACTTCGACCCATTGGTTAATTATTTTTATTTTGCTAGGCAATATTAGTCCTTTAGAAGCCCAGGAAAGGCTTCATTTACTATAGGTCTAGTTAATGTTTTTACGGTCTTCTTTTTCGCAATCATAGCAACTACAAGTTTAGCATCTTCCGGATGAATAGCTTCCAGAATTTCTATAAACAATCTTTCCCTTCGGAGCCCATTCATATTATCACCAGGTCCGCCTACTACAAAGTTGACGAACTTCTTGTGCTGTTTACTGAGTTGGGAAGGTGCACTTTCAGGTTTATTTTCAGTATAAGGTGGAGCACCCGCAGGTAAGTTCCATCTGACTGTATCATCCATCGTGCCACGGATAACATCTTTTAACCACCATGATTCATTATCTTTAAGAACAGCTATACGCTCCTCTTTACTTCTAGCCTTTGAATATTTCTCAAAGACTTCATAAACAAGTTTCATAAAATAAACTCTCCTACACTTTCAATTAATAATCTACAACGTTTGTTAATCAGATAGTTTAGAACCTTAGATTTGTTTTCTGTTGGATCTTGGCTATCATAGTTATTTATAATATCCAGTTTTATAGCTTCTGGTAATTCCATTAGATCAATCATAGTACGATTACGTTGTATATTGCGTAAGACATCTTGACCAAGAGCTGAGGGGTCTTCCATTAAGGCAGCTTTCTTCTTAGCTGATAAAGGTGTCTGACGACGACCATCTACAAATACATCATCATCTGATAATACATTAGGTACACCATCGGACGAGTCACCTTTAAGCACGTGCTCAAGTAAAAATGTCCTAGGGTTCTTCTCTACAATAAGTTTCTTAGTCATAGGAGAATACTGCTTAACATTATTATTTACTTGAAGTTGAGCAAAATCTTTATCTGCTGATATAATCATAACAGGCTCATATCTACCGAACTCTTGAGTTGCCGTAGCTATCTGTGCTATTGAATCGTCAGCTTCACATCCATCTTGATGTACTACTTTATAAGGAAAGTTATCACGGATCTCATCACGTACTGTATTAAGAATACGAAATACTTCATTCCAATCTACACTAGATTTCTCACGTGATTTCTTACGATTGGCTTTGTACTGAGGAAACACACGTTTACGCCAGTTATTAGTACCATCGGCAACAACAACAATCTCACCAAATTCTTTACTGTACTTTTTGCGGTACATACGAATTGAATTAAGAACCATATGACGGAGTAAATCTTCGTCAGTCTGCATTTTCATAGCAAGGAAGTTGCCGATGGCAACTCCATTATAATCAATTAATATCATATAAACTCTTCCATTTTAACACTACGTTGATCAATAATAAAGGTATCTAGTAAACCAAATTTATTGGCATCTTTAACCCATTCTAGTG